GCATAAACTCTCGCCGCTGTATCTACATTCAACCAGCCACTCGCAATATGCTGTGCAGTTTGCTTTGAACCTTGCACCAATTGTGCATAACTGGCATTATTGCCAATTACCGCAGTCCACCCAGTATTACGCATCTCAATTGCCCAGCGCGACCCGAGCTTTTCACTTCCCGGTCCACCGCGCTTATATGGCACGGTAATATCCCCACGCTTCAAATGATAAAAGAAGCCTTTCCTCACCCGCTCATTCGAACGGATAAGCGGATTCGCCATTGGATATTTTCGCGGATATTCCCGCAGCTTGCCCTGAAGAAAGCGCGCTTGATTAGCAATGACGGCTTTTACCCGCGTCATCTGCTCAAGCTTTGTCAGCTTAGCAATCAATTCCTCAGCACCTTCTACACGAATGCTAATATCCATTATACCCTCCAGGCATCATCTGCTCGCCTTCTTTGGCTCATAAGCACTCATACACCTGCATCGAGGATGCAGAGGAGGAAAAACGCCATCAGTAATTGGCTTCTTGTGGCGCGGGCCGCAAACCGGGCAAACCATTTCATCATTAGCAGTCAGCCAAATTGGTACTAACTCAATGCCAGTTTCTTTTGTCATTTGCTCAACCGCTGCACGCTCCCCTTCAACAACCGCCCTTGTTGTTTCCGTTGTAGCAATCAGCTCAGCCCGTCTTGGCGAATGCCAGCGTTCCAGATGCCGCGTTAAATCCTCAATTGTCCAATTCTCGGTGAAAAAGCGCGGAACTGTTTCATTGACACCATCGTAAGTCGTTTGAAACATCTTTTGTAATAAGTCAGATAAATTCGTCCTTGCCCAATTAGCAGCTGTGTTATTCGCAAGCCCCCAATCAATTCCGATACCAATCCCGTCAGCTAAATCCATTGCCGCTTCGATGTAAGTATCAACCAGAATTGGCTCAACGTCTTTCTGAATATCCTTCCAGCCGCCCTGCCAATATTCAGGCGGTACGTTCGCTAAGTTAGGTGGATCACCTAAATAATTGAGCAATTTGTCAAGCTCAACGCGCAGATCCTTACTCAGCACCCGCGCTAATTTACGCTCAATTTCGTAGCGGTCAATCATGGATAGTTTCTCCACGCAATCACAGAATCAAATAAACGTTTCACGTCATCAACCGACTTTGCAGCTTCAAGCGCGCCACTTATTGCACCGTGCAAACTTGGCTCGATTACACTCGATTCAAACTCACGAATCCCCTTGCCATCCTTGATCCGCTTTTCAGCCATGCGCTGCCACTTCCGCAATTCAGCATCACGCTCATCAACCGGCTCCGACCCTGCCGCGTCCTCGCGCTCGTCCAATTGTTCTTGATGCGCGCTTAGCATCGCCGCTTGTTCATCAGTCAATGTGTAACCGGCCAAATCCAGCGCAAGCTCAATTGGAATTCCAGCAAGTACCAGCTTATTCAGCAGCGCGGCTCTGCCCCCTTCATCCTCTTGGAATATGTCCAGTTCCTCAAATTTGAATTCCAGCCGCATACCATCACGAGCCAATAATTGCGTATTCAGAGCATCCTCAAACATCCGTGCTCTTGGCTTAATAGTATCCTCATAAAACGATAAGCGGTCTTCTTGCGCGGTTGCATAGTTAGCTGCCTCGCTATCCAGAAGCGTTTGCTTTATACCAAAAGCCATTGCAATATTATCTTTGGCTATTTTATCCAGCTCTGTGAATGCTAAGTCTTTCAGCGGCGGCGTGAGAGTGGTAGCTGTAATTGAACCTGCCCGCATTCCCATAACCCGAAATGCGTTCTTAATTGTAGTCGCCGATCTCTTGAACCAATTTTGAACACGCTCAATCTCATTCCGGTCATTCGTGTCAATGCCCAGAAGTGTGACTGGCATCGCCCCACCCTCAAAATACATCTCAGGGAATTTGCCTATCGCATACAACAGCTTCGCATCTATCTTGGAAGCAATCCCAGCACCTACGCCCGGCAATATATCCTGTGACGGATCATACTCGCTGATGTAAACCATCTCGTACTTGCCAGCGTTCAAGTCGTTAGCCCAGCTTGCCCCGCTGCTATTCTGCTTGAATGTGATAACGCCCTTATCATACTTTACCGTCATGTCAAACGGATTTCTATATCTCACATCCTTGCGATAGCCCGTCTTGTTGGTGATGATTTCCCCAAATGCAGCACCTGATAATAGCAAAGACGCTTCCCAGCGCCACAACAATTCGCCCAGTTTGGTAGGATATGGCCAGTCAACCTCCGTGTCCTCGCCCCTGTAAATTGCAATTGGAACGCTCGCAAGTGCATCGCATCTTAACTGCACCGCCCTAAAGAATATCGGCACGCGTTTATATAAAGTCGCAACGGAGTCTGGCACGCCATCGCTGGTGAGCATCTCCACCCATCCGGGAATGTTCGTTATTGTTTTATAAGTATCTGCCATCCAGCCTCCGTTAATCCATCCAAAGTATCGCCCCTCCGCTGGTTGCTCCATCCCACGCAATAGCCAAACTCATCACACAGTCATCGTGCATACCTGGAGGCGCTGAATAACTGAATGAGCCGCTTGCATTGCGCTTGCTCTCGAAGCTCAACAGCTCTCCCACCAGAACTGGATTGTTCACGATCTTTATTTGCGCATTCTCAAACGCTGCTTGCAACCCTTGAATAATGGACTGCTTCGTTGCGCTTGTAGTTGTAAATGGAATAATCGCTAACCCTCTGCTTACCAGTTCGTCAATAACCGGCCGTCCAATCGAGTTAGCCTCAACCACCATCGAAGTCAAGCGATAGCGGTGGTAGACACTTTCCAGCCGATCAATCAGCACCGGATAATCCACGCGGTTGAAGCGATCCATGTAGACCATCTCTTTGCTCTCAGCATCCAGCACGCTCACAACCGTAAAATCCACGCTCGAAGCCACGTCCACGCCGGCCACGTATTGCCTTCCTGCTTGCGGCTCTTGCGGGTCCAGAACAGCGGCCTCTTGCACGCGCCTGAATACGCCACCGGATAAATCCACAAACTGCGCGAGATTTTCCTGTTCGAATATCTGTCGCGGCTGACTGTAAAATAACTTCTCAATTTCCGAGAACGGGATATCAGGATTTTCGTAAGGATTAGGATCTCGTACTAATCCCCTATCAGTTATCCGCACACCTAACGTTGGAACTTGCCACGCCATACTATCAGGATCGTCTAAAGATTTTGTGTGCTCTTCCCAATACCAATTCCGTCCGCAAGGTGTACTAATTCCCCATGCCCAGCCATTCGTATCTATTAGCATCGGACGCAATACTTCGCTCCAAGCTTTTCGGTGTATGTATGCAGCTTCATCCATTACAACACCATCAGCAGTATGACCACGCGCATTGTCAGGATTATCAAGACTCCGATATAATATCCTGCCACCGTTAGGAAAATGGGCTTCCATTCGTGATTGATTGAATTTAGCGACCCCGTGAGATGCTTTGCGGGTTTCTTCAAAGCCAACGCTAACTTGATCATACGTCGGCGCCCCCCAAATTATGGTCTTCCCATTTACCGCATTCTCAACCGCAATTGCCATCGCTAATGTCGTCTTTCTCCAACGCCTTCCAGCAGATAACCAGTTAAATCGCTTCGCTTCCTTACGAACCAGTATTTGCCCTTGATGCGGATAAGGCAGCCGTATCCTTTCACTCTTCTCCACGCCAGTCATTCACATACTCAATCTGGACTTTACCACCATCAGCACCCGTTATCTCAGTGCGCATAGGTTTATCCAAGCCAAGCAACTTGGCTCGTCTGTCTTTTATCTTTAGAACGAGGTCGTAGCGTTTTTCCCGCCACGCCTGCTTTTCCAGCTCATCCAGGTCAGCAAGTTCGCTCGCTATCCACTCGTCGATACTCTCGGTCGCCTTTTGTTTCCACTCGGCGCGAATGATTTTCAGGTCGCGGTTCACGGTAGCGATTGACACCTCGATAGGCGGCTTCATGTTCAGCAGACTATCGCGAATTTGGCGCTGCGTAAGCCCGCGCGCCCGCATTGCTGCGATTGCTTCGCGTCTTATGATTATTTCGTCCTTTCGCGGTAAATGGTCGTTCAAAATTCAACTCCGTGCGTTACAGGTTTAGCCTTCCAAAAGCACTGGCTCGCCGCCCGTCACATCCACCCACCGCTGAATCGCCACTGCCACGTAAGCCGGCGAAATCTCCACCGCCCGACACTTGCGCCCTAACCGCTCGCAAGCGATAATGGTCGTGCCAGAGCCGAGAAAAGGTTCGTACACGGTGTCACTCGGGTTGCTCCATGTTTGAATTCCAAACTCTGCAAATTCAATCGAGAAAACAGCAGGGTGCGATTCTGTATGAATACCGCGTGCCATCTCTCGCCGAACACGAATAACACTGTCTGGAATTTTGTAAGGTTGCCCTACAGTGTCAGGCGACCCCAATTCTTTCAAACTTCCATCCTTTTGACGAAATCGTTTTCCCTTCACGCCGCGCTTTAGACTTTCGCCAGTTGTTTCAATCCACTTGTTAGCTCCTGAATGTTTTTGCGAGAAATGAAAAACCCATTCGTGTGAACGTGCTAATCTGCCATGATAGTCACCCGGCATACCAGACAGCTGGTCCCAAACATACCAACCGAATAACTTGTTGCCGTTTTCTTCACAATAATTTAGCCACTCATCCCAGTAACGAAATACCGAACCCTCTTTATGGAGCAAACCTAAATTCACTAATACATCGTCACAAATTGAAAAGGCTATTTCAGAAAAGGATTTATACAATCCCATGTAATCGAATTCGCCAAGTTCATAATTTCGAGCGTCTGCATAAGGCGGTGAAGTGAAACACAATCGAGCCCGCGCCCCCTGCATAACTTTGTCAACCACCGCCTTGTCCGTGCAGTCCCCGCAAATTAAACGATGTGAGCCAAGCTGCCACAGATCGCCCAGTTTAACTCCCCATTTCTCGCGCAGCTCCTCCGCCTTGTCAATCTGCGGCTCAACATCATCTGGCGGTTCACCGGCCCACAAGTCCAAGTCAAGCTCGCCCTTGTCGAAGCCCCATTCCAGCAGGTCGTCAAGTTCGAACTCATTTGCCAGCACGTCAAAGTCCCATGAGCCGGTATTCTTGTTCAGGCGGATGTTCAGCTCTTCAACTTCCTTGTCGCTCAACTCGCGGTCTGGCACCCAGCACTCGCATTCCTTTACGCCGGTCGCTTCGAGAACGTGCTTGCGTTGGTGACCGCCGATGATGGTATGCGCCGAGTCCGCGTTCACAATCGGCTTGTCAATCATGCCGAATTTGTCAAGCGAAGTCTTGAGTTGCTTGAATTCCTTCTCAGAAAGCGAACGCGGATTCTTGTAATAATCCGTTAGTTCATCAAGTTGAAAGGAACGCAAAGTCCATGTGATCTTACTCAATCTCTCTCGCTTTCCGTCCCGCCCAGCCACGCCTCGTGCAGCTCGTCATCCAGCTCGTCCAGTCGCTCGCGCAATGCAGCGATCTCCGCCTTAATCGCCATTAGCTCTGCCAGCAGCAGCGTGTACGGGCTGTCAGGTGGGGTGCGCAGCCACTCGCGCGCTGTCTCATACAATGGTTCGTCCATTATTCCTCGACTTTAATATTCTCCACCGGCTTCTTCACTCGCGGTTTCGGCGCGGGCTTCTGTATCAGCGCCGCAATCTCTTTCACTTGATTATTGTGCTGGTGATAAATATCCGAACGCAGTTCATCCATCGTTTGAACCAACTTGCCAGTAACTTGCGTCAAGTCTTTCAACGACTTCTCCACATCGCCCATTGCGCAGTTGTTTTCTTCACGCTGCTCTCGGTTGAACTCGCGCCATTTTTCGTTGCTTTTATCGATGAAATCCTGCCAGTTTTTAGACTGCTTTGAGAACCAATTCAGCAACAAGATTACAAGCACAATAAACAGGCAAACGACCGCCGCCTGCTGCCACGCCGTAAGGGGGATTAATTCAACCCCATCCATTACCCTTTAGCCTCGTGCTTACCAGACGCACTGGCAATAGCATCGTACACCTTGCTTGCCACGAGTCCGAGTGCCAGCCCGAAGATCACCGCGCCGAACCAACCGGAGTAGTCAGCCGGAACGCCCAAGCTCACCTGATACAACAGCCCAAGCGCAAGCCCGATCCCGAATGACACGGCGGTCAATGCCTTGCCTTGTACGCCGAAGGCCTTTACTAATTCAACTAATCCCATGACAACAAAAATCAAGGGTACGCCATTTACGATCTGATCAAATTCCATTCGATGCCTCCGTGATAACTGTCTAATAGTTCAATGCCGGCATATTAGGCTCGCCGGCAAGCCCCGTAACTCAGATACCTGCTTTGTAAGATTGATTAATATTTTTCCCGCTCCTCATAAAGGTGCGTTTCGTTCCTGCAACCGCGCAAGGCAAACTCCCGCTTCGCGCGATAGCCGCCCTGCTTGTTAGGCTCTATGTCGTCAATTGAAAGGTATTGATTGTTTCGTTCGTCATCCAGTTCGCGCTGGATATCGCTAATATACCAACGCAGCCACTCAGGCCATTCATCCGGATCAAGCCCATAAACATCAGCACATTCGCCGCATAATCTTCGGTCTATCCTTATCTTTTTACCACAAGGGCAAAATCGCTCCATATTTTTTACCTTTCAATTATTACTGGAGTGCCGAACTACTTTTGTGACATTTTTGCCAATATTCGGTTGATATGTTCGCGCGAATACCCGAATATCGCCCCGATCTCAGCCTGAGTATATCCCTCCACCCATAAATACAGAACAGCTCGGTCGATGTGACCGAGCCTTCCGATAGCCTCTTCAATTTCGATTTTCCTGTCAACGTCTTCGTGCGAAACATAGTCGCTCAAGTTCACACTTCCCTCGCATTCCGCTCAACCCACACATTCAGCACCTGCCAGACATCGCGCGCGTTATTGACTTCCAGCACGATCTTCGTGCCAAACCTGTCCTGCAAATAGACCCACCCATGCCGCTCGATGAGTTCCCAATCGCCGGAGTAGATTGCTTTGCTTACGTCTGTCATCTCGCCGCCTTTCTGCGGATACCCTGCTTCACAAACCACTGCGACACCGCGCTTGCATTGCGGTCGTTGATCCCGATCTGCTGCGCCATCCAGAAGTAAGACTTGCCCTGACGCGCCCACTCAAACAGTTGCTCGCGGTTGGCTTCTACCAATTCCTTGTTTGTCATTTCTCTTTCACCTCAAACCAGTCTATATCCTGCATCAGCCAGCCGCGATCTTGACACTCGGCTTCGATCAGCTTCCTCACCCGTGCCAGCGTCAGGGCTTGCACCTCGAAGGTGTCGCCGTTGTCATGACGCACGCAGTAGGTTGCTGGATGAATAACGCGCCGTTCTAACATCTGCTCTCGCTCGGATGCGTTCATTCCTGCACCTCCAGCGGTAATCTCAGTTGTAATTGCGCTTCGGCAATCCGCTTTTCCGCAATAGCAAAGTATGTCGGGTCAATCTCAATTCCGATGAAGTTACGCCCAGTCTGCACGCAAGCCACGCCAGTTGTGCCACTGCCCATGAAGGGGTCGAGGATGGTTGTTACATCGTCCGGCAAATAGTTAATGCAGAACGCCATAAGTTCAACTGGCTTTTGGGTCGGGTGCTGTTTCTGATAACTCTTTACATCATGCCGAAACATTTTTGCGGGCTTGTTTAGATTAGTCCACGCTTGCTCACACATCGAACTTGTGAAGTTATAAGGTTGGCATTTATCCCAAACTAAGAAACTTTTGGACGGCTCAAGCTCAAAGTAATTACCGCCCCAAATAACTTGATACTTCGAGATGCGTTTCAATTCGTGCAATACTTCTCGGTCAATCGGCTTACTATCCCACTCCTGCTTTTCAAACTTTTGGCGAAAAGGATTGTTAGCAATGCCAATCCCATACGGCGGGTCTGTTATCACCGCATCCACGCTCTTATCTGGCATGGTGCGCATAACTTCCAGGCAATCGCCTAAGTGAAGTTGGACGTTCATTCCTCACTCTCCTTTCGATACACAACTGTTTGCGTTTGTGTATCGTTAGGCGACTCCGGTAGCACTGGAAGTGGCATCCAATGGGTGACAATATCTGACAATGAACCAAATCCTTCGCGCCCATACAATTCTAAAAACCTTATTATGTAAGTCTTTCTGTCTTTTGTAAAAACAATTATTGACTGCAAATCTTCCGGCAACCGTTCGCTCACCGGAATCCATTTATCATCCTGCCGCTCTGTGGCATCGTGAGCGGTAAGTTGGTCAATTTCCGCCTCAAGCTCGGCAATGCGCTTATTCAGCGCGTCCTCAATCGGGCGGGTGTTCCAGCCGTCTTTGACATATTTTCGCTGACTCAATGTATACTGATACATCATTCCACAACAATCGCAAGTAATAAACCAGTGTTTTCTGTTCGGCAAAACACCGTAATCTAACGTTGCTTTCTCTCCACAAAACGGACACGGTTTTAGTTCGCTCATCTCATCCTCCTAAAACGGCACTTCGTCCGTCGGCTCGTCCTTGCCCGACAGAAACTTCACGGAGCTTGCGACGACATCGAAGCTCGCCGCCCAGCCGCCGTCCTTGCGCTCGTATGTGCGCGGATTGCCCTGCGCGTCGGCTTTCAGCGCGCCTTCCACCAGCACCTTGCTCCCTTTGTGCAGATACTGGTTGCACGTCTCAGCCTGCTTGTCCCACGTCGAAACGCGGAACCAGACCGTCTCCTCCTTCCGGTTGGACGCCGCGACCGAGAAGGTCGTCACCGCCTTGCCGTCGGTCGTGTACTTCATTTCGGGGTCTTTGCCCAAATTGCCACAAATGATTATTCGGTGATACATGTTAGTTTTGCTCCTGTGATTGATTGATTGATTAATTGCTCCACCACTTCCAGCGCCGCGCCGGACTTGACCTGCTTCGTGTCGAAGCTCAGCACGCGCCAGTTGTGGACCACCGCCAGATTGCCCTTCTCGTAGTCGCGGTTAATGCCACACCCCCTGCCATGTGCGCCGCCGTTGTACGTGCCGCCGTTGATTTCGACCAGCAGCCGCGCCTCACGCCAGCAGAAGTCGAAGCGGAACTTCCGACCTGGTATCACGCAGACTTCGCGCTCCGGCTCTGGCAGTCCAGCGGCTTTCACCTGGAATGCGAATAGTTGTTCCAACTCACTCGCGCTCATTGTGACCCCCTACGCTTCAAAATAAGATTTTCTTTTCCCGGATGTTGCTTTGCGTGGCAATGTTTGCAAAGTGTAATGATGTTAGACACCTCATACGCCAGTTCTGGATATTGTGCTTTTTCTTTGATGTGATGACCGCACAAGTCTTTTTGGCTTCCGCACATTTGGCACTTGTAACCATCACGCTCAAACGCCGCCCTTTTTACACGAAGCCACTTTGACTGCAACCCCTGTTTTCTCTGCGAGCCGTCTATGATTAAGTTGAGTCGTGTTTTGCATCTTTTCCACACACCCAAAAGATACTCTCCAGATAATATAAACTGGTCAAAATTATCATGCGCTATCTCCCCGAAAAGACTTTCAAAAAGGATGTATGGTGGTTCGTCGTCGTCCTCTGGCGAATATTCATCGAATATCTCAAAAAACTCGTTTTGTCCAATTTCTTTTGCAAGCTCAAACAGGTCAATTTTTGTTTGTTTGACAGCCGCCGTTATTTCGTCTTGCGTTACGTATCTTATGCCGCTGCTCACTTCGCCCCCTGCTTCTGCTGGCGGTACAGCTCGCGAAAGCGCTCAACGTCCGCGCCTGCCTGCTTGTGCCCGTTGCTCGGCTTGCCGTTGGCTTTCCACGATGCCAGCACCTTGCTGACGTATGCGAACGACTTTGCGCCGTGAACAACGCCCTCGGCAATCGCGTCCCTTACCCACGCCGCGCCGTAACTGGCAGCCGCCTGGTCTATGGCTTTGCGCACTTCCGGAGTAACAGCGGCAATGGTTTCAAACGCCCTGAACAAATCGTCATCATCGCCTTTTTCTGCAATAGATGATGATTGATTAGTAGGTTCTTTTAATGGGTTTAATATGGGTATGGGATGGGATGGGTTAATGCCATCGGTGTCGCATGAAGGTGCCATCGTTTTGCCATCGTTTTTTGATGCGGTTGCTATGGCACTTGCTATCGGTTTGCTATCGTTTTGCCATCGTGCCTGAGCACCTTTTCTGCCAGCAACGGCCTTCTTTGCGCGCGCTTCTTCAATCTGTTCTTTAGTCGGGTTGTACTCCAGATAGTCGTGAATCTGATAACCTCCTTCGATGCGATCCCACAATTCGCACTCAACTAACGTGGCGGCGTGAGTGCGTTCGTTTTTGATGAAGCCCTTGTAAGCCACCAATCCCAGGGCGTCATCGCTGATATATCCTTCGGTCAATTGATTACTGGAATAAACCAGTCCGCTCACGTAAAGATAAGTGGCTTCCTTGCCAGCCTTCCTGACCTTCGGATTGTCAAGAAACTTGTCGTCAATGCGTGCCCACGCCATTAGAACAATCCCGTCTGCATCACGCGCGCTTCGGTGATCTGCGCGGTCTTGAGGTGGTAGTACTCACGCGGATTCATTGCTGAACCTCCGCATAAGGCGCATAAGGGTCTTTGTCTTCGAATGGGTGCTTTTCGTAGTAAGCGTGACAGTTACGCTCCCATTCTTTTTTGCAGTAAGGGCAAGGGATCAATTCCTCGTCGTAGAGCTGGAATGGTTCCATGCCTGAACCACTTTCCATGTAACGCATATCCCAAATAAACCCTTCGCCGTGGCAGTAAGAGCAATCTGAGAACAAGCCAAGCTCCCATCGTTCCTCTTGAGTTAGTTCTTGCATTTCTGTTTGTTCAGTCATTTCTTATCCTTTTTGCCGGTCTACAACGCCGACCGGCAGGCTCTAAAACGGGGTAAAGGAGCATGTGACAGGGAGAAAAACCCCGTTATTAGCTGATTTCCTTGTTGTGCTTTGCAGTAAGCACCGTTTGAGCGGCTTTGATCTTCAGCTTGATCTCGGATTTGGCTTCCGGCTCAAGATGGTTTTCCTTTAGCTGTTTCCAAAGAGCAGATAGCATTTTCTCAAGCGTAACGATCGTCATCGTGCCGTACTGAACGCCCTTGCTGTTCGTCACCTTGCAAGCGTCCTCGATCGTGAATGGCTTGAAGTCGTCGGCTGGCTCTGGATCGTCAACCGGCTCTGAATCAGGATCGACCACGAACGGCGGGGTGGCGTCGGTGTAATAACCGTCCTCAACGTCGTCTTGTTGTGGTTGTGCTGGTTGTTGAGCTCTGTTTTGTCGTGACAATACCGGCAATGGATTATCGGCTTGTCCCATTTCCTCACCGGTGTAAAGCCCTGACAGTTCTTGCGGGAAAGCCTTGCGTAGTGCCAGACTTTCAGCACATTTTGCCAGCATTATATCTGGCATTTTTGCCCACATACTTGTTGGCGCGCCGTCTTTCTTAATCTGGACGTAAGCCTCGTAGCGCGCAACCGCCCACAAGACCTCTTTGAAATCAACACGGATCACGCCTACTTTTGCAGCTTTCGGCGGTTTGTTTGACAGCCAAACCTCTTTCCAGTCGCCATCATCACCGCACCAGTAAGGCCCAAGTTGACCGGCGTACTTTTGCGAACGCTCGGCGATAAGTCTTTGTCCATCAATTGATACTTGCGTGCTCATGACTTCGCGCCTTTCGGAGCTGTCCCATCGCTTGATCGCATAAATCTGCCTTGCGAACGGGTCAAGTCCGGTTCGGTTGCATTGTTGGATGAAAAGGGCCAACTCATCATCAGTCGCGCCTTTTGCGATGGTGCGCTTGATAAGGTCAACACGCTCTTTATCCAGCACTTGATAAGATTGAATTTGATTTTGTGATTGTGGTACAATTTCCATAATTAACCTTTCTGGCTCAAAGATCCACTAAATTCGACTCAACCTCTGTGTCCGCAGGGGTTGTTTCGTTAAGTGTGAGATGTTCAGGATAAAAACGCCGTCTATTGGTTGGCACCCAGCCACCGTGTGAGGCGTCGTCCCAGGGATTGCCATGTAAGGCTTCGACGATCACCATGTCTCTGCCCCGTACGTCTTTCGTTTCGCCAACGATCTTGACAAGGCAGTATCCGTGATAATTTCTGCAAGGCGCGCGGTAGATCATCTCTTCCTCGCCTTCATGATCGTTTCAGTGATCCACGCCGATCCGACCGTGATGATTCCCAATATACATGTGATCATCACGCCTAACAAAAAGTCTGCTGTTTCTGGTGTCATTTCCTGTCTCCTTTTCTTGTTGTCTAAAATGGGATTTCAACTTCAACCGTGAAATCAACTTCGCATTCGTGGCAAACATATTTCTCAGTGTTGCGTGCCTCGTCTGCGTAGCCCAGGAATTCCGTGTCATTTCCGTGGCAATACGGGCATTCCGTTTGAACTGCTTCTTGTGGTGGATCCGGTGGATTCCAGGTCGGGATGTAATTGCTCATTTCTTGCTCTCCTCATAAAGCTTTCTGTATCCACCAAAGCCAGTTCTAAACTTCACATACTCGCCTGGGTGGTTTTCTCTTGGCTCCCAAAACTTGCAACCGACTTGCGCAAGCCTTATGTGGTCAAATGGTTCATCTATATCAAACCCTTTTTCGCATCGGGCAGATGGAACAAACTCGCCATCATAGTCTGAGATGTCTGCTTCACGAACAAACAGCCCACAAGTAAAGCATGAGCGCATAGACGGGTTATAATGGCATACTGCCTCATGCTTCTGAGCGTTGCGCTGGAACTGGTATATTCTTTTGCAGTAACCGCATTTATAGGCCGATATTTCCTTCATTTAGCCCTTCTTTCCTGCCACTTCTCATAGATTGCGCTTGCCAGTACGCCGGTAAGCATTACGGTTGCGATTATTGCTGCGGATATAAGCGTGTCGATGAACATGAATCGCCTCCTTAGTTGTTTACCGCTTCATAGCGGGTCAAGTAGAAGTGGATGCCGCCCGCGCATTCCTGCCAGCGGTCTTCACACCATTCATGCGGATGTACTGTCTCGCCGACGCGGTAAACAAACCTGACGTCATACCTGCTAACGCCGCATTCTTTTGCGTTCCCGTCCAGATCTTGAATAGCCAACACTTCCGCATACTCAGCACGGCACTTCCTGCCGGTTGCGTTTGACCGCCTGGCTGACGCCGGTATCTTCAGGGTCGCAATGGAATCCTTTGCAAGTTGTTTGTAAACAACAAGATCGCCATCTGGTACGATTGAAGTTGTTGCTGATACATAGTCAGGAATGTTTTCGGCACCGATTAGATCGGCATCGCTTAGATTGGCATCGCTTAGATCGGCATCGCGTAGATTGGCATGGCTTAGATCGGCATCGATTAGACTGGCATCGCTTAGATTGGCATCGCGTAGATTGGCACCGCTTAGATTGGCATAGCTTAGATTGGCATGGCGTAGATTGGCATCGCGTAGATTGGCACCGCTTAGATCGGCACCGATTAGATTGGCATCGCTTAGATTGGCACCGCGTAGATTGGCATCGCGTAGATTGGCATCGCGTAGATTGGCATAGCTTAGATTGGCATCGCGTAGATTGGCATCGCGTAGATTGGCACCGCGTAGATTGGCACCGCGTAGATTGGCATCGCGTAGATTGGCACCGCGTAGATTGGCATCGCGTAGATTGGCACTGCTTAGATTGGCACCGATTAGATCGGCACCGACCTCAGTAACTATCCTTACGCCACCTGGCTCATTCTCAAGCCACGCTGCGTGTTTTGCTAAATTTTCTTGCGTAATTTTGTTGATCATCCTCACCCCCTCGGCCAGCAGTTTTCAGCGTCGCTGAAAACGAAGCCGTTTTCCTCGTCTACCGCGTAGTGCTGATCGCACCACTTTTCGTTGACCAAGCGGCGGATACACGCGGATTGCGTTTCGCCAGGCTCGCGGATGTAGTCGAGCTGCGATGCTTCGAGTTCGGACATCCTGAGTGCTACGTAAATCGTTTTGTTTTTTGTCATTCATTGCTCCTCTCTAAAATGGGATTGTGCTGTCTTCAGCCATAACGGATATGCTGAAGTCTCGTCCGCACTTTAGGCATTCGTACGTCCGCCGGCCTGTGCCGCGTTCGCTTGGTATCACCTTCAGCGCGGTATTAAAAGACCCACAATACGGACATGGTGGGTTGCTGCTTTTGTGCTGTTCTAATCTGGACAAATAGATTTCTTGCGTGTCGTACATTTTGCTCCTTTTCTCGTTCTAACTTTTCTGTAACCGCTTTCCTGATAAACTCGCTGCGGTCTCCGTAGAGCGTTGGCGCTCCGAACTTGGTGCATTTGCTCATGGTGTCTCCTTCACAGATTGAAGATTTTTTTAAGGGTTTTGTAGGTCGCATCGTCGTCATAGGCGATGGGCGGGTACCCCATCTCTGCCCGCATTTTGGCGTTTTGCTGTTGGTAGGGCGTGATCTCGTTTTTGAGGGCTTCTCTGGCAAGATCTTCGACATCTGCCAGCGTGATGGATCCGGATTTGATGGATTTGAGCAGGTTCGCTTTTGGCGGCATGCCGGCGATGTCTGCCAACTGGTCAATCCGGCTGCGCGCGAATTTGAGCGCGGCCGCGTCCGCTTTTTGCTGGCGTCTCTGAGCGGCTGCCTGGCTTGCCTGCGCGCGTTCTTCTTTTGACTTTGCCGGATTCTTGGCTTTGTGATCGGTGATGATTTTATCGATTTCCGATTGGTCTGCCGCTTCGAAGCGAGCGGTATCAAAAACCCAGAAGCGGGTCTGATTGAAAAATTTTGAGGTGTGGTGCCAGCTGGTGCAGGAAAGGAAAGTGATGAGTGCATAAAGTGGCAGCCTTTGGGCTTTTTGGGCAAGGTCGGGGAGGTCTTCGTTTTCTAAAAATTCGATGATCGCCGCCTTTGTCCACTTGGATTTTGGCATTTCGCCATTGAGATAAGCCAGAGAGGCGTTGACGCTCATGCTTTTGTCTTTTTTGTAACCTTTGCCTTTGCTTTCCATCTCGTTGCTCCTTTTCTGTATTTGATCTTGACATCATTATAAGGGATTGTTTTACAAAAGTCAATAGTAAATCAGACCAATTTCGAAAACTGGCACAAACTCGTTTTATCCAGGGATGCGCGAATAAACCCGCGCCTAAAGTGAACGATAATGTGAACGGTAAACGAAAAGCAACCTGCGCGTTTATTGCACAAGTTGCTTTCGAGCCGAGCATTGGCGACATCTACCAGTCGGCGCGTCTCGGTGAGAGTCACTTCTACGAGAGGTGCCCCGGACACTCTGTGGACGTAGAGGGTAACGCTCCCTCGTTACGCTGTTCCCGAAGGTTCAGCCGACACTTTATTACGCCCAAACTTATTGTACCATAATCCCCAAAGTTGTTGCATTATCTCAAACGTGAACCAGTAAGCAGGTTTAACCTAATTACCAGTTCTAATCCCTGTTATTCCGGTATCCGATCCTGCGTTTTCATTATAACTGCAAATTGCCCGAATTGAACTTACAAGCGCAATACTGAGTTGTTATTTCAATTTTGCCTTTTCGTGTACATATCAACCTGTGACGTTTTGTCACGTGTTGGAACGATAAGTTCCCAAAGCCTGTTATGAGAATAAACCAACGTCGCCCCGATAACTTCTACAGTCGGCTTACATTTGCATTTTGCAGAATAGAGGTCGTGTTGCTCTTCCTCGTCTGCTGGATATACTGTTACGTCATCTGTCATCAATTTACCTTTAGGTGGGCATTAGACCTGCTCCAGACATTTGTGAGAGCGTACCATAATGTTACCGCCCCATTTTCCAAGTTGAAAGTAGAATCCATAAAAGTGGATTGTTTTGTTTTTGGACATTACCGGCTCACAGTCAGGGGAAATTAGCCAAGCTGACCCGGCACGCTCACAGAACAAAACATAAATCAAGCCAAACAACATTACTCCGGTTGGTTTGCCTACACTATGCTGAATAAGTTTCATACCTTCCTGTAAGCGGTCGCAATCTTGCCCTCAGGCGTGCGGACTTTGCGGGACGTAACCTCGCCGGCCGCCAGTTTCGCTTTGAGTACCGCCGCCGCCTTGTTCCACGAACAACCTGTGTAGTCTGCGACGCTCTGGGCGGTGACTTCATCAGGTTCGATGTCCGGCAAGCCGAGCTCTTTTGCCAACTCTTCAAGCAGTTCAAATTCGGTCATACAACTATAATCCTTCTCTGGTCTGGTTGCCCGCGATAGCGTGAGCGTGAGTCGTCAATGATATTCCCATCGACGACAATGTAACCACCAATATCGCTTCTAACTGTTCCGGCTGAAACTCTATAACCGAAGGATGTTTTTAGCTGCCAACTTGGTAAACTAATTGCCCTTGTATCTCTGAATTTAGATCCTGAATCATCTGAACGATGGGTGTGCCCCGACCAGATAAAGTTAGGAAGCGGTAACCCTGATTGTGCAAAGTCGAGCATAACTTCAGCCGCTAAACCTGCGGATGATGAAGTCCACGGCCTTCCGCCCGCGCGTCCATGATGGAAGAATGTGTGAATGTAACCGTCAACCGCAAGCGTGAGAGACTGCCCAAACTCAATAGCGCCCAGTTGCCGATAGAGCATCGCTTCGGTGGAGTTATCCTGCCCAGCGTGAGATGAACCCGTGCCCAGAACGCCGTAAAATCCGTCTGCTCGTTTCAGAATCGGAAGCATCAAGTCAATAAACGCTTCAGCCTGATCCTCAACCTCGTTCATAACTTGCAGACTTCCGTGATGCAAGCCGTCAACCAGATCACCCACGTGAACTACAATCAGACGTTTCTTTTTGGCAAGTTTGAACACGTGATTCCAGTAATCCGTCCAACACTCGTAAAGCCAACGCTGCAACTTGTTTGCCTGCGTGACTTGTGTTTCAAAGTCGCTCCGGTTGTGCACGCTGAATTCCAGCGGTGCTAATGCGGTGGAAGAGCCGACGTGGGTGTCGGAAATTATCGCCAGTACAGTTCCGCTCATCTGTCAGTGACCTTGATCCAGATTGTGCGCTCATCAGTGCGTCCTGCGCTCGTTGTAATCTTGCATGCCACTTTGTAGTTTTGCCCAGCCGTACCGCCTGAGAGCCAGACGATTACTTTGCCACCATTCTCGGTTGAGCTATCCACTTCCAGCCCCGTATCGGCGGTAATGGTATGGCCGACAATAGTCTCGCTGGTTGCCAGCCACGGAGTGCTCGCATCTCGCCAGTCGAATACATAGTCCAATACGGCATCAGGGTCTTTCACAAATTGATTGTTTAGCATTTGACCTCCAAAGTCCTTTTCTCGTGCTCAATGGTATGAACGCGGGTTTCGTGCTTAATAGTATGAATGCGGCATTCCGGCGTAGCTGATAGAATGAAGAACCCAACATTTGTACCAACCAGCACATAGTCGCCGACACCGAGCGCGAAAACATAGTGGAAAGTAATGCCCACATCCGTGCCCGTGAGCACATACGCTCCAGCCTCGCAG